ATCTTCACACGATTCTTATGACCCATTCATGGGAACAAGAACTGCATAAAAAAGGGACTCTTTCGAGTCCCTCTTCGTAACACATAACACCGAAAATTAATCTTCAGCGGCCATCTTAGCAAAGTAAGATAAAGTGTCTTCCTCATCAGAGGCAGACTTAATCTCTGGTGTGGGTGCTTCAACAATGGTAGGTTCTCCTACCGCTTTAAGAGGAACAGACTGAGCAGATTGACTCAAAGCTTCATTCTTAACTGTCGAACCAACACCAGTAGATAGTCCAAGAACCATCTCTAGTTTCTGCTTGAGTTCATCATAAGACTTGTATTGGTTAGGATCTGCATACTCTGATATTTCGTGCATAGAGTTGTACGCAGTTTCCAACGCAGTCTCATCACCTTCAAGTAGAGCGGAAGGTGCTTTGAACTCAGACTTGTCATAGTTGCGGTATCCAGCAACGTTTCTAATCTTAAGTTGGAAGTCAGCACCACTCCAAAGGTCGAATGGGTTTACTGGAGTCTCGCCAGGAAATTCTGGTTGCATAAGATCCATAATCTTATCGAAGATCTTCTTACCATACTGGTACATGAAGACCTTTCCGTTGTTAGACGGATTTGATGGATCATTCAACACTAAGATGTTAGACACATAGTGTAGGCGACGCTTCTGTCTGCGAGCGGTTTCTTTATCTTCTTCGATACCGCTATTCCATAAACGAGAGTTTAACTCACCTACTGGATCATTCTGTCCAATACTGGTAAGAGACTTTTCAATGTACCACTTTCCGGTTGGGCCTTTAAACCCATGATCCCAGTATCTTTGCCAAGGGAGGTCTTGACCTTCCATTGCAGGCAAGAAACGGACGACAGCATAACCATTGCCAGACTCATCTACAGTAGGCTTCCAGATGCGATCATCTTGGTACTTGTTGGTTTGTTGATTTGTGCCAGACGCTTCTGTTGCTGCGTTGACAAGTTTTGAGATGTCCATAGACTTGGACTTTAATGTTGCAAAAGACATATATATTTCCTTAGTATTAACAGTGTATTAAATTGTATTGTGGTTTATTATACCACACATCGTATGTTTTGTAAACTATTATTTGGCGTTTACTACTATATTTATACATCTAATGTATTCATCTTTGGCAAGAAATTCAAAGATCTTGCCTCAGCTTCAACATTTTCGAGAATAGCTTTATTGAGGTACCGTTTGACATCTTCGGGTTCAATATTGTTTTTCTCACATACATGTAATATAGCATCCATGTAACTAAGCCTCTTTGTGAAAACTGTGGTCTCTATAAGTTTACTAAACGCTTTCTTGTTCAGAAACTTGTTTTCGTCCTCGGTTTCCTTAGAGACCTCTACTTTTTTGATACTCATCATCCATCTCCTCTGTCCAGACTTGTCCGCCAAGATCAGGGTAATAAAACCCCATTGTTCTTTTGGGAAATCCATCTGGATGGTATGCTAGGGTACGGACTACAGTATTCATGCGACCTTCACGGTGTCGACCATAACGAAAGTCATGGTAGATACCACTCGCAATATACTTCTTAAGATTAGAAAGGTAAACTTCCAGATTAATATATTCCGAACGTTCTTTTCTGTCCTTGGATGTTTTCTTAGCCTTAGTTGATTTCAACTCAGTCTGTATTTCCGTTATCCAACCCTTCACCTTTTTCCAATGTATAGGACTATCCTTATCCACGTCACGAAGATTTTCGTGTACTGACTTAGATCCATCGTGACCCCGAGCTTCACGTGCTTTTGCAAGTCTCTCGACCGCAGCTGCACGTTGTTCTTCTGTCATTGGTTTTCTAGGCATCTTATAGAGTCCAACTTAGGGTTCTACTACTAAACTCTAGGACAGAGTTTAATCTAAACGAACGCCACCCTTCAGCATTCGTATCATAACAACGGACAACCTCACGATTGACCTTTGTCTTTCCATTAGGATCAACTTCCTGTTTTCCAATAACAGACTCTTCTAGAGTACAAGTCATGTCACGGAAATCTCCATTGACCTTCATGAATTTCACGTTAGCACTACCACTCTGTAACGCACGTACAACATCATCATATAATTCAATCATATCAAATCCTCAAAATCTATCGTATTCAGCATCTTCCTCAGATACTTCTTCTTCGTCACCTGAAGTTATGAATTTCAGGAAGTCATCGTTACCATCTAACATGATAATAACCATTTCTATAGAACGAATTAGGTCTTCAATGTTTTGGATGACACCTTCATCCTTATCTTCCTTTTCAACTTCTTCAGCGTAATCCTTACACACATCAAGATAAACTACTCGCATAAACTCACGAGAGATTAACTCAACATCATTACGTGGGTATTGACCCAAATCAATAAGATTATCCATCTTAACTCCATTCTTCACTTTTCATTGTTGCATTGTAAACATCACTGTAATGAGCATTTGCATACACATCTGCATCACTCCATGATATTCTCTCTTTATGATCTTGACGATCAATTCGTATAGCTTCCTTAGTTAACTTGTCCGAACTACGTTGTAATTTCTGACGTTTTTGCACTTTCTTTGCAACACGTCGAATCATAGCGTATCGTTCTTCTTTACTAATAGTTGCTGTCATACTACTTATCCTCACATTATCCATAATTAAATTTAATGTCGATACCATACCAATCAATAGGAATCTACGTTTATCGACATTATGTTACACATTATAACACAATAAAACAATATTGTCAAGTCTTTTATTTGTAGTCGCCAGTTTTTTTCGCTTCTTTTTTCTTATCAACATGAGTAGAAGGACGATTAAACTTCTCCATGTTCTTAGATACAGGGTTACCAAAGTCCTTTATCGTGTTCTTCCGACCACTACGTTTGGATTGTGAACGTCCCATATTACCTCCTCATACTCGCGTGGTCTTTAGCTTCTTGATCGTTGATAATAGGAACCATATTAGATTTGTGCATAGTACTGATACCTTTAACAAGAGTGCCAGTATAGACTGATCTCTCTTCCTTTGTAGTGTGTATGGTACCACAATCTACTGATTGATATATAGGTGTCGGTCTGCGATAAGGTTCGTTCACCACTTCCATAGGCACAAACTTTGGTTGGGGTTTTTTCTTTGTGGTCCAAGCATTGAAAGATTTCTTCCGACCACTGGGGTAACATCTCATATTTCCGTGTTGCATAATATACATTCCCATTCGAATAATAAGTACATTATACACGCATAAACAATAAAAGTCAAGGTTTAATTTGTATAAATATACGCATGACAGAACAATTATTTGACTTTGGTTTCACACTAGTAAACGAGGAAGAACTTGAGGCGGTGCAGAATGCTTCGTCTAAGTTAGAATCTGTTTCTTCTACTGTGGACGCTACGCAAGATCGATTAGACAAATTGTTTAATGCGATCCAACCTCTTCTCAATAATCTAAAACAGAACCCTGAGAAGGAATATATTTTATGGCCTAATCGATTGAACAAAATCGAAGAGTTTGAAAACTATATCCAAAATATCTATAAGGGAAATTAATAAATGTTTTTCAATACAAAAAACGAAACAATTTTAAGGGAGACTGACGAAAACGGACCAGTCTATCAATATGTTCTAGGACATGAGAAAGAAAAAATGTCACGTGACCTAAATGGTCAGTTAAACGATAACATAAAAAATAATAAACTTTACCTTCGTCACTCCTCTAACAGAGTAAATACAGTAGAAGAAGTTCTGTCAAGATGTCCGATGTATTGTAACTTCCTAAGAACAAAGGATTATAAAAATATTCTTTTTGTTGGACATTTTAATGACGGACAGACATCTTGGTTACTTCCGAGAGACGCTTATAGACATGTAGATCTTATGTCCCCAGAAAGGGCTCATTTAGATCAATTATCAGATCCTAATATAGTTTTACAGTTTATTCCTATGATATGGAAGATGTTCGGATACAAGGGAGATATAAAGGTTTGCAGTCCCTCAGAAAGTCGTCATAGAGGAATAATGCACGCTATGTATAGAAACAACGGTCTAAGAGATTGCACTTTGCAAAGTAACAAACAATATCGTCACGGTATGGATAAGTTTGAGTGGAATGTATCTTTATCTGGAGGACAGGAAAAGTTTGATGCGGTAGTTTTCTTGGGAGTTCCTAAGAATGCCGAAGTTTTCGCAGAGATTGCGGTAAGAGAATGTTTTTCTCCGATATGTACCCCCGACTTCGATTTAGTAGATATGTACTACAATCAGGGGGATTCTGAAAAATTTGTTCTATCCAGAAAGAAAGATAATACAGAATCCCTGACTAGAGTCTTTTCAAACCGTAGCGAATGGGACTCTGATATAAAATCTTCCGGTGGTAGACCAGAAGAGTACATGTTAATGGATCGTATTATCTCAGTATATTAATGCTAAAATAAAAGCGACAACACACCAAATTAGAACGTTTGGTTTATACAGCCAAACGTTCTTAAAGTCGTGTAAAGTATATTCAATAAAACTCTTCACTTTAGGCAGATTATCTTCTGCAAATTCTTTCATAATATCAATCATTTTTATCCTCTTTAATAGCAATTACTTTCACGTTTTTTCCAATAGGAAACTTTATTTTATCATGTCTGTGATAAATTGTAAAGCTTATTTCTGGAAATTCTTTAAAAAAGTTTGACCAAATAGGTCTCCAGTTTGTGGCGAGTCTGTGAGTATTCAAAGAACTTCTATCAGACTCTAATACCAAATCTGTACAACTTCTTAGATTTAGATCAAACATAGAATCAAATCCATACAGATGTACCTCGGTTGCTCGCATCTTTCTACAGGCATAATCTACTGCCATATGACCACAACTATAGTTGGTCGCTGCCTGAGACTTCGCATGACCCGGCAGTTGGGCATATGGAGGTACATGTGTCCAGAACCCTTTGATGTTCTGAGAATATTTTAAATAGAATGCTGGGTGAGATTCCATCCATCTTCTAGGTCTATTCCCTAAGACCCAGTCATACATTCCAAGATTAACACTACCTTCAGTCAGAGCAGCCATCATCTTGAAGTCTACCATACAACTTGCATAGACTTCTTCTTTAGTTAACTGCATTGGAGGCATATTACACACTAACAATTTACCTTCGGTACCTCTTTTAAAGAGATCCGCCCAATCACCATTACCCAAAACATTAACTCTCATTATAGACCCATCTTCTCAGCTAACATGGTATATTCTCCGTCTTCGCATTTTGGAAGACCGAGTTTCTCCATCAATAAATCTCTATTGACCAGATGTTCATCTTCGATGTCATCCTTAGATTGACCAAAATATTCGACAGCATAGTGATCTCGTATCATAATATTGTTTACTGTCATTTCTGAATCAGTTTCGTGATCGTAGACAACAAATTCTCCGAGGACTCTTCCGTACTTTCCTTTGTTGTCCAGTCTAGTGCGGAGTGTGCATTTCTCCCCCAATTTCTCTGTAAGAAACTTTGATGCAGTCTTTCCAAAGATTTTCTCGATAGGATCTCTCGTGCGCGACTCAGGAGTATCGATACCATATAACCTAACGCGTTGATTAGCAAAAACGACACCAAAACCAAGATTAATGTCAACATCCACAGTATCACCATCAACGACTCTAATAATTTTCGCACTGTATTCATACATTATTATTCTCCACTTTCTTCTTCTATGTTGTCATCAATAGTGACATTTCTATAATATACAATAACTTCTCCGAGCTCTCGTATGTATCTTCTTAGTTCTTGGGTGTTGGTTGACATCATTTTATAGTCTCCAACAGTCATAGCGACAAACACAACTTTGCCATCATTCTTATCTTTCATCTCGTCTAAGAATCTATCTAAGTATGTATAACCCACAGACCAACTGGGATTTTCTCTCTCACCCATGTCACAATCTTTCGGTCTTTTAAATCTCTCGTTGCCCTTATCGTCAAATCTTTTTGGGTCAAATGATAGTGTAGCTTTACAAGGATTGGCAACAACAGCCTCAGATGCGACATACCACTTTGGGTTCTCCAACTGGATTGGTCTCGGTAGTGTCGGCTGTATTATCTCAATCTTTACGGGCTTTGTTATAACCTGAATTTCTTTCTCTCCGAAAATATTCTGGAGAGTACTACAACCACTAAGGAGTGTCAGTAGTGCCAAGCTCACTAATTTTTTTGCTGTCATTCTCTATGTCTCCAAATACTTCTGATGTACCATTGTTAAATCTTATCTCCATAAGACCCGGCTTTACTTGTGAAAGTTTATCAAAATTATGTCTAGAAAATATGGCAAGATACTGATCCTTCTCTTGTTCTATTTGACTATAATTTCTTTGTAGATTTGTGAGAGATTCTCCCTGTTTCTCATAGGACCTTTGGAGAACATTTATAGTTTCTTTTTGTTCTTCGAATGCAGTTTCTAATTTGACTGCGTTTTCTTTTAGAGTTTCATTCTCAGAATACAACCACCAAGAACCCAGACTTAGAACTAGTATTATTCCTACAAATAATTGATTGAACATAATTTATTTTCCTTTCTAAGTCTTTTATTATTTTCAAGTACTATTTTATAAGCACTTGTTACTTTGTCAACCTTCGACATTAACGATTCTACAGTTCTCTTCTGTACTTCTATGGTTTTTTCTTGTGAAGAAATTTTACTCTGTGTGGATTTATAATAAACCCCAAATACAGAAGACGTTACTAATATAACTAAAATTAAATATTTACTCACGACCTTTCCTTGTCCGAAATTCTAGTTCTTAGTTCTGAAGAAGAGAACCTGTGTGAACGCTCATTAAAGTAATTGAGTATACTTCTTTTCTTACATATATCCTTACCAGTGAAGTCTTTTTCTAGATATTCTTCTCCTAGTATTCTTACATCAATACGATACATAGAAAGAATATCCTCCAAATCCTGTTCGGTCACATAAGGAATTATTTCATCAACATAACCCACAGCATTTAATTGCGTGTACCTCTCCACTATTGTTTGTATGGGAGAGTTTTTTTTATCTCTTTCTATAGAGGGGTCTACCTGTAGTCCAACTATAAGATAGTCGCATTGTTCTTTAGCATCACGTAACATTGTTATATGACCAGAATGTAACAAATCAAAAGCCGAACAAGTAAATCCCACTTTCATTTCATCATTTTCCTAATTTTATCATTACCCTTACTTCCCGTGTGATGGATAATAAGGGGGTTTTTAACCTCTATACCGTCCACAGAATCCAATCTAAGCGAGTTAAACTTATGGGGCAGGGATTCTATAAACCCTATCTTCTCTATTTCTGTCTTAGAGTAATGTACGACTTGTTG